GCACTGTTAAAAATTTAATCCTTAACCGGAGGGATTTCTGCACCCTCAAATCATCAGGAGACCGCCCGAAAGGGCGGTAATGAATGGTTACATTATTTAGAAAAAAATATCCGCGAAAGAGTAGAACAACAGAATTCCTGTTTCTCATTCTGTTTATCGTGTTGATGACACCGATATCCCCACTAATTTTTGTCTGGATAATCGGAAAAATAATTGAGCCAGTTATTGAATTGTATAACGACGTGGTATGGGCGTCATTCAACACACTGCACAATAAAATTAATCCGTATAAGGAAAGCTGATATGGCACTGACGAAAAAACAACGTGCAGAACTGCGCATGAAGTTCGGTGGTCGCTGCGCTTATTGCGGCTGCGAACTTGGCGAAAAGTGGCATGCAGACCATGTAAAACCGGTCATTCGTTTTGATGGAAATATGCTTCACCAGGAACGTGACGATATATCCAACATGGTACCAGCATGCCACCCATGCAATCTGCACAAGCATTGCAGTAGCCTGGAAGATTATCGACGAATTATCAGTGATGGTCGTCGTGAATTCCTTGCGTCCGGGAAAGGCAAAGCGCTGGTTCGTATGGGATTGGTTGAAATGAAATCTGACCCGGTTGTGTTCTGGTTTGAAAAATATCAAGAAGGGGCTACGGCATGACCACTATTACCAAAGAGCGACTGCAATGGCTGGCTAACATTTCTGGCCGCGATGATATTGACGATATAGACGGCGGTGAAATTCGTGAACTGGCGCTTATCGCTCTGGCATCACTGGAAGCAGAGCCTGTAGCGGAATGCATTGTTGAAGATGGGGGCATGTGTATTGACGGGTTCGGTGAGTATGTGGGTCACTCGCTGCCTGATGGAATGCATGAGCTTTATGCTGCCCCGCGAATGCGACAACCTGATGGATGGAAAGCCGTAGCTGTAGCGTGGAAGGTGACGTTTACTCAAGTTGACCAGGAATCTAATACGTTCACTGCTATATATTTTGACAAAGCGGAAGTTGAGCGTTGGGTACGACTGCATAAAGCATGTGATTTTCGGGCAGATATAACACCGCTTTACGCAGCGCCGGCAGTGCCGGTTGCAGTAAACGACGACATGGCTTACGCATTCCATCACGCACTGTCAGATTCATCGCTTGGCTCTGATGAAATCGAAGAAATTAAAACCGGTTTGCGTGCTGCCTTTGCCAACGTCACTATCCAACCAGAGCCGATAGTGCCGGATGAAATCGGGCCAAACGATAGTAATACGTTTGATTATGTTGATGGCTGGAACGCCTGCCGCGCTGCCATGCTTAAGGGAGATAAATAATGATTAATCGAACCAAACTGGAGCACATTCTCGAATATGCCAGGCAGCAGAAATGTATTGGGCAACTTTGTAAAATTCCACCAGGAGATATGGTTGAAATCGTGGAAATGGCCATGCGTAAGGCTGGCAACTCTCCGGTAACTCCGGCTGGCTGGATAAGCTGTAGTGATGCAGTTCCTGCTGAATATTGCGATGTGATTCTTCTCGATGATCTCGGGAATGTATTCCCCGGTTCCTGGGATAAGGTTTTTTGCCCCACTCGTGGCGGGAATAAGATGGCTTTTGTGGACAAAGACGGCGTTGAAGTAGAGAGCTCAACTCACTGGATGCCGCTACCGGAACCACCGCAGGAGGTGAATCAATGACCTGGCCTGAGGCATTCACCACGGTAGGAATTGCGATGGCGGTGGCGCTGGTGGTGTATTCGATTTGCCGTTGGGGTTAACAAACAAAAACCCCGGATTGATGGTCCGGGGTTTTTGAAGGAAACAAAACAGAAACAGCAATTGCCGTTACCTGTTGTTACCATGGCAAGTAAACGTATCTCAGGCGAGCGCATTGCGCCGTTCTGACGCAGATAAACTAGCCTGGATAGATGGTGCTGGCAATAAAAAATAGCGTTTTCTTATCGGTGTCGGTAAGATTGCTGCGGGTGCTTGAGGCTGTCTGCCTCGGGCATGTCACTGTAAGGCAGACAGAGAAAAGCCCCAGTTAACATTACGCGTCCTGCAAGACGCTTAACATTAATCTGAGGCCCAATCTATGTCTCACAAATGTAGGTTAGCCTCTTACGTGCCGAAAGGCAAGGAGAAGCAGGCTATGAAGCAGCAAAAGGCGATGTTAATCGCCCTGATCGTCATCTGTTTAACCGTCATTGTGACGGCACTGGTAACGAGGAAAGACCTCTGCGAGGTACGAATCCGAACCGGCCAGACGGAGGTCGCTGTCTTCGTAGACTACGAATCTAGAGAGTAAGAGTGACCAGGCGGGAGAGTAATCTCCCGCCACCTTTGATGTGTCAGGCATCCTCAACGCACCCGCACTTAACCCGTTTCGGCGGTTTTTTTTGTTGCGTGCTGAATACGCAGGGTGAAAAATAACCATATATTTGATTATATACACAACAAAAAATAAAAGTCATTGTACTTGCACATTAAACAATCAAATATACGGCGTGAAATAAATGTTTTTCAGATTAATATTTTTGTCTCTATGTGGATATAACCGTTTGTACTTATAAACCTGGAGGCATCGTGGAAAAAATAAAGAAACTATTTAGTAGCAAATACGCAGTCATACGTCGTGATGACCTGTCAGTTATAGTCGAAATGGATTACTTCCCTGAAACCCCAAAATCAATAATGTATCGTAATGGTCGAAAGGCAATTTTTTTACCGATGAGGGTAAGTGACATTATGGGAAATGATAAACTGCTGGATGAATTGCGAGTCAGAGCATCCTGTTAGTATTGGCATTAATTCTGGTATACTACATAACGGGCTGAACACCCATTCTACTGCGCCAGCGGAGAACTACGATGGCGCATATACAACTGGTCAAACAAACCTCTTCCGGATTACTTCTCCCGGCGACGCCGGAGAGTTGCGATTTTTTGCATCAAATCAAAATAGGTGAGTGGATACACGCAGACTTTAAGCGTGTGCGTAACTACGCATTCCACAAGCGTTTTTTCAAACTCCTGCAACTGGGATTTGATTACTGGACTCCGGTCGGTGGGGCGATCACGCCTCGCGAACGAAAACTGGTATCAGGCTTCGTTGATTACCTGTGCGAATCAGTAGGTCGGGAACACACTCCAGCCCTGAGTGATGCCGCAGAGCAATACCTTAATACAGTTGCGACATGCAGAACCCGGGATACGGCATTGCTAAAGTCGTTTGACGCTTTCCGCGAGTGGGTAACCATTCAGGCCGGATTTTACACCGAGCATATTTATCCTGATGGTAGTCGTGGGCGCAGGGCAAAATCTATCGCATTTGCGAACATGGACGAAACCGAGTTTCAGCAGGTTTATAAATCTGTACTGAATGTGCTGTGGAACTGGATCCTGTTCCGTAAATTTTCCTCTCCGGAACAAGTCGAAAATGTGGCCGCGCAGCTACTGGAGTTTGCGTAATGGTGGATTTACGTAAAGCGGCGCGGGGGCAGATGTGCACCGTCAGAATTCCTGGCTACTGCAATCACGATCCGGAAACGTCTGTGCTGGCGCATTACCGACTGGCGGGAACGTGCGGAACAGCGACAAAACCACACGATATGCAGGCGGCGATTGCCTGTAGCTCATGCCACGATTTAATCGACGGGCGGGTAAAAACAAGCGATTACACCAAAGAAGAATTACGCCTGATACATGCAGAAGGTGTTTTTCGCACGCAAGAAATCTGGAGAAAGGAAGGTTATTTATGATTTACCCAACAAATACAGGCAAAAGCGGGGAACACCTTCGTCTCACCACGCTGGAAAGTGTCTGGATTCAGGGAAAACTGCGCATGTGGGGGCGCTGGTCGTATATTGGCGGCGGTAAGACGGGGAATATGTTCAACCAGTTGTTGGCCTCTAAAAAGCTGACAAAAACGGCAATTAACGAGGCGCTCCGGAGGATGAAAAAAGCAGGTCTGGACAAACCTGAACTTGAGGCTTTTTTGCGGGATATGATCAACGGCAAGCAAAAAAGCTGGCTGGTGCATTGTACTGACGCAGAGGCGTTATGCATTGATCGGGTGATTAGTGAAGTGCTGGCAGAACACCCAGGATTGATTTGTATCCTCCGGCAACGATATGAAGGGAGTGGGATGACTAAGCGAAAAATGGCTGAATTGCTGAATGATTCACACCCTGAGTGGTGTTATCGGACGTGTTGCAGTCGGGTTGATGTATGGCTAAATCTTGCTGAATATATGCTCTATCTACCGATGCGTGATGCATTCTCTTCCGGGGATCTAAAAACCGTCTGTTGACTCAATCTGTTATCCGGGGCTATATTCCTCACGCGCCAGCAAAATCTGGCGTCGGGATTGGCGTCCCGGATGTTTACGGAGCGATATGAGACGCGCCCGCGTCTTTTTTCATATCGTTTGCACAGTCTCATTCGCGATTTATGGCGGGCTGTGTGGGGGAGCCGAAAGGCTCGCCGGTTTCCGTACCCGGTTACGCCAACCCTGCACAGTTCGCCACCAGTTCGATTGGCGTCGTCGGTGGCGATAATTTCCAAATGTACGGAGTTATCGTTATGACCACTCAAATCTCTGTTGAAACTCTCTCCCCGATCACCCATAACCAGATTCCTGTTATTACCACCGAACTTTTGGCGCAGCTTTACGGCACTGAGCCGGTGCGTATTCGCCAGAATCATCATGAGAACAAAGTACGCTTCGTTGAAGGGAAACACTTTTTCAAAGTTGTTGGTAATGACCTTAAAGAATTGCGGGTAGCTTTAAACTACTCACAAAATCCCATCTCTCCCAAAGCCCGCTCCCTCATCCTCTGGACAGAACGAGGCGCAGCACGCCACGCCAAAATGCTCGAAACCGATCAGGCGTGGGATGTGTTCGAAAAACTGGAAGACTGCTATTTCAGTCAAAAGGATCCGTCAACGCCAGTTTCATGCCAGAAAAGTTACGACACGCGAGTTCTCTGTTATCAGAGAGGCGGTGTCACTGTTTCCACAATTCAGTTACGGGATGATGATATTGTTATTTCCCTTGAGTCATGGCTGGAACTGGCGAGAGCCAATGGTTGGTTTGTTGTTCGCAGAGATAAACTGGTGGAAAGGTTGATGCAGCTTTAAAAAAGTTCTTGCATTTTTGCACATAAACTGCTTCAATTCCGGTAAGCTTCGCAAAGCTGTATCGCGAGGCGAATAGCAGACATGGACATTTGAAAGAGCCCGCTTTATGCGGGTTTTTTTATACCTGAAAAACGGCACAGGACGTTAAACGTGCTGGTGGTCAGATGAGTTTGCAGATGTGATGACATATGGTTATTATTCTGCCTCCGGCCCTTTAGCTCAGTTGGTC